TACAATAGATTAATTGTATATCCAGACAATTTTCTTCATGGTGTATATCAACATCCAGGTCATTTTGATCAAACGGTTGGTAAGTATAGACTCGCTCAATCATTATTTCTACCTATTCCAACGATAGTATACTGATGATTTTAATTACTGGATATAAGGGGTTTATTGGATCCCATTTTCAGAACTATTTTGAAACTGAAGGAGAACATGATGTTATTGGAATTGATATAGATAACGCATGGAAATTTCTGTCTAAATTTAACGGATGGGAAAATGTAGATCTAATAATTCATAATGGAGCAATCTCATCTACAACAGAAAAAAACTGGGTAAAGATTGCACATTACAATCAATCTTTTACTGCTCATTTGCTTTCACACGCAATTGAACACAAAATTCCTGTAAAGTACGCATCTTCTGCATCTGTGTATGGGAATCAAACTAAAGAATGTAGAAAGATAAATCCTTTGAATCAGTATGCAATTTCCAAATTGATCATAGATTATTATGTATTGGACAATCTAGATCGGTTTGAGAGCATTCAAGGATTTAGATATTTCAATGTATATGGAACGGGAGAGGATCATAAAGGAGATCAAGCTAGTCCCGTATCTAAATTTACCAAACAGATCAGAGAGACGGGAAAACTTAAATTGTTTGAAGGATCGGATAAGTTTTATCGGGACTTTGTATGTGTAAATGATGTAGTCAATATTGTCCTGAATAATGACGCTCCCAGTGGAATCTATGATATTGGAACTGGCAAACCAATGTCATTCCAGAGAGTTGCAGAATTAGTTGCTAAAAAAGAAGGGGGAGAAATCGAAATGATTCCTTTCCCCGATCACCTAAAAGGTAAGTATCAAGATTATACCTGTGCAGATATGGAATGGTTAAACTATAGACTCAAGACACTGGAGGAATATCTTGTATCATAAAGTTAATAAAATTTGTAGCGATATATTTTTCTTCCGAAATGGGAACATTTCCCTTATGTCTAAACAAATAATTGCATGGAAATAGTAGTACTTTTCCCTTCTCTGGTCTTACTGATACATTCCAATCTGGAAATTCTGTTTCTCCGCCCTCCTCAACATCATTGAGATACATGATGCAAGCAAATAACCTATTTACTGTACCAAATGCATGTTGATCAACATGTAACTTAAATATACCCTCATCCTTTGGATAAACTCTAACACAATAATCATTCAGTGTTATGCTATCTGGTGGGATTGGATATCTAGAACTCGCTTCCCTAAGTGCAGATATAGTAATATCTGTCATTTTATCGGATATTGATGCTTCTGGGGGAACAAGAGTTTGAATGGCATTTTTAAAATCTTTATTAACAGTAGGTCCAGGGACTTTTCCTTCAGTAGTATTATAAACTACTCCATCGGATTGGAGATGTTTGTTCGATTTAAACCATTCCAATATTTCATCACAGGTTTCGTCTGGGATATGATTTTTTAAAACTACAATTAGATCTGTTATTTTTTCAGCTTTCATCAATCTCCAGGTTTAATTCTATTACTATCTTCATCAAAATGTTCTGTGCTAAATTCAAATAATTCAGTATCAGAAAGACCATACATTCTATGTTTCATTCCAATAGGAACATGAAACTTATCTCCAGTTTCTAGTACAGATACATTAGCGACTTCAATATTGTCATCCCACCCATAGTAGATTTTAATTTTTCCACTTTGAACGTAAAAAACTTCGTCTTTCTTTTTATGAAAATGCCAAGAACATTGTTTCCCCTTTGCAATGAAGAGGAGTTTTCCACAATATTGTTCTGAGTTAACTATCCATTTTTCATATCCCCATCCTTTGGACACGAACTTAATTGGTTCTGCTGCTCTAGGTATCGAAGAATTCATGGGCACTTACTCCTTTGTCGTCAATGTAATAGTCAGCTGAAGGTTTTCCTAAGAAAAGATCGTGAAACATACATCCCCATTCCAACAGTTGTTTGTGAGTGAAGTCGTAATACTTTTCCTTAGCTTGTTCTCGATCATTATTAAATGTACCCATACCTCTAGCGGTATGGTAGATTATTTGATGTCCTTTAATATATAGATCATTTATTTTAGAGATCCTTTCTGTAATAGGCACAGCTTCAATATATCTGCCTTCTCCTTTTCCAGGAATACAAATAGTGCCATCTATATCTACATTATATCTCATTCGGGGCCCAAGTATAAGTTTTTAAGTGGATATTTTTTCATGGAACCAGTTTGGGAATAATGTTGAACCTTAGATAGTCCAATACTAATTCCAGCATCACTACTAATAGGTTCCACATATAGTTTAACATCTTTTGGCAACTTATCCAAATACCAATAATTTGCAGAACAGTTTAATGCACATCCACCAGTTAAAATAATATTTTTACGTTTCGATATTGCAAGAGCGTCCAATAAAATTTTTAACATATGAGTCTGAAAATCTTCTTGAAGTCTCCAAGCAAGGTTAGATAATTTTTCAAAGTGATTCTTAGTATTTTCAGCTTCTCTATGATGAGGTAAGTAATCATATGGAATAAAATTACATCCATACTTAGACCTATAAAAAAGATTTGAATCTACATTAAATCCATCAGAAAGGAAAGATCTAATATTGGGATCTTCTTTACCGTATGAAGCAAGACCCATTACTTTTCCAGCCCCAAGTCCACCAAAACCCATATATGAGGATACTGCGGAGTATATCATACCAATTCCACATGTCCACTCACCTTTATGTTCAGATTCATCACAACTATCATAAGAGGGTGTAGACATCCCTCCTAAAAAATTCATATTACATGGATAAGATGCATCGAATATGGAAACAACCTCATGCCTATCTTCTGCAGGAGAAATGAAGTTTCCCATACCATCAACCACAACTACAACTGCATCATCAAATCCAGAATTATAGAATCCACAATAAGCATGAAATAAGTGATGATCAAAAAACTTTTCAAATTTTTCTTTGACTATTTCATACTTAAAAGAGTTTTGTTCATGTGGTAGAAGTTTTAATGATTTAGAAACATACATCATTAACATATCACTACTACGATCTAATGTACTTACTCCCAGCTTGTCTTTAGATATTAATGCAGATGTTGCTACTTCATATTTTTCAATCTCATCCATGGTAAGTCCACCAAGAACCATGTTACATGCATGAAATGGATCGTTATCATATTTTAATCTAGACAATCTTTCTTCTTCCAGGAAAAGTTCAATGTCCCCATCTTCAGAAAGAACTGATACTGAGGAGTTATGGGATAAGTGAAATCCAACTTGCTTCATACTGGTCCTCCAGGAGGCTGATCATAATAAATGTTACCTGATATAGTTATGCCTTCATTCCCAGGGGGAACAAAGTGTTCAATGAATGATGGGAAAATTATAATATTTCCAGGAGAAATTTTTGGAGAAAAGTCTAAAGGAAACGCATGACCTAGATGTCCCCATTGATTCATTTGATTGTGTCTACTTGGGGAAAGAAAAACAGTCTTAGATTCCTCAACATCCACATAAATCACAAAACTCCATTGAGCTCCAGAATGAATATGTGGATCTTGCCAGTCTGTTTTCACATACTTGTTACGCCAAACAGAACCAATATAAAATGGTTTCTCCGTATATTGACCTATACACTCCCAAAGAATCCTACCAAGATAATTGTATGACTCTTGAGTAAGTTCATCTTCCCCCATTGTAGTTGGAGTACGAGAAATAAAAGTTGGAGTATATTCTGGTTCTTCTTTGAATTCTAATTTACTAATATCAATTTCTTCTATGAAAAAAGGCATCCAAAATACTGGATTGGGTTTCTTAAACTCGTTCATTATAAATTCTTACAATGTCATTTTTAGTTAGTTTATATGTTCCCGAGTTTTCTACGGAAATAGAAGCTGCTTTATTTGCAAAATCAATAGACTTCTGCATATTTTTTGTGCGAATAAACTCAACCACTAAGGCAGAAAGAAAGGTATCACCAGCACCACATACATCAAATACATTAACTTTTCTTGGTAGGAAATGAATACCACTCCACTTACATCCATTTGATCCTAAAGTTACAATTAAATTAGTATCATGAGGCATAAATTCACGATCAAGTAAATCATATTCTTTTTTGTTTATCTTGAAGAAAACATTAGATTGTTGAAATAATCTAGTTTTCTTTGTGTCAATAAAAATTGGTCCTTTAAAATATGTGCAGATAATACGTAATGATTCATCCGTAAGAAAACCTTTATTATAGTCTGATATTACTAGTGCATCATATTGACTATGCATAAATGCCATTTTTATTTGAGAAGCACTTAGTGGAGTTACCTCAGGAGTAGTATCAACTCTGAGTAATTGATAATTACTTTTCTTATCAACAAATCGTGTTTTTTTAATTTTTTCTTTCTGGGTAATCAGATTTGTTCTGATACCAAAAGATTTTAAATTAGCATTGACATTTGATGCCATTCCAGGTGTTATTTCTGTACATGTCTTGTCTAGAACAGGAATAGGTCCTTCTGGGTTTAACCTAGAACAATCTCCATAGATGTATTCATCATCACATGAGTCCCCAATAACTAATATATTACATTCCATCAGTCCAAGTTATTAATTAGAATTTTTTTAATAATTGAGCTTGAAGAATAATCTCCAACTCTTGGCAAGAATCTAACGTCTTTGACAATATCTTTTCCAACAACATCACCATTTTCCCAGTCATTTCCTAAGAGGAGAATATCTGGTTTATAAACTCGGATAAGATCTTCCAATCCCTTTCGATCGTTGAAATAGTGGACAGCATCAATATACTTGATTGATTCGAGCATTGATATTCTATAACAAAGATCATTTATGGGTTTAGTTTGACCTTTATCTTTTTTGATCTTCACATCACTATCTGTAGCGACAATGACACGATCACCCAGAGATCTCGCTACTCGGAATAGTTCTATATGTCCAGGATGTAAAATATCAAACGTGCCATTTACAAATACAGTCTTCATTAATTTTTAGCCTCAATCATCAACCCATGTTCGGGTAAGTAGAGATATTCAATATCAGATTCAGAAAGGGTTCTGCAAGCATCATCAAGTGTTTCAACGAGAGGCTCGCCCCCCAAATTAAAAGAAGTGTTGAAGACAATAGGGCAACCAGTAGCTTCATAAAATTCTTTAATCAAATCATAATAATTTTTATTTTGATCTTCAGTGACTGTTTGAATCCTACAAGTACCATCAACATGAATAATTGCAGGAATTTTTTCTTCAATCCCATCCTGACATTTAACAGCATACATCATGAACGGGGTTTCGTCCATGCCACGAAGATCAAACCACTCATGAACATGTTCTTTAAGGATTGATCCCGCAAAAGGTCGGAAGTATTCACGATTTTTTACTTTATTGACAAAATCCTTTCCATCTGGATCACGAGGATCATAAAGAATGGACCTGTTACCTAGTGCTCTGGGACCAGCCTCGGATCTACCTTGGAAGATAGCAACAATATTTTTATTGGTAATTAAATCAATTACATCTTTGTTTGTAGATTCAAAAACTCTTGTGGAGTTATACTTATCTGCAGTATCTACAATTTGATCAGTCGAATACATGTATTCAAATCCAGTATAAAGATCTTTTAGTGGTTCACGGACTTGTGCATCTTTAGTTACTCTATGGTATTGGAGAAGTGCAGCTCCAATTGCAGTACCAGCATCATTACTTACAGGTTCTACAAATAGATTAATACCTTCATCTTTTAGTTGTTCAAGATACCAATAGTTAGCAACACAATTTAGTGCATATCCACCAGTCAATACTACATTAGTTTGACCAGTCATACCTACAACTTTGCGAATGAGATCCAGAACCATCTGTTGAGACTCTACTTGAATAGCGTATGCCATGTCTCTACGGTTCTGTAGGAGGGTCATATCACCTTCATAGTCATAGTCAGTCTTAAGGTATTTAAACCGCCCCTGATTGACTAGGGCACCGTTAGGATACGTTGGTGTAATGAGGTCTCTATTGGATGTCTTCCACTCAGAGGCACCATTATAATCGGTATACACATCGGGAATATCATCATTGGGGTTTCCATAGGGGAATAGACCCATAGTTTTACCAGCTTCAATAGGAGACCACCCACAATACTGTGTTACAGCTTCATATGCCTTAGTAATACCAGCAGTATCATCAAGAATCATTTCATGAGTTCCTTCCTCACCTTCCCTTTTACTACTAAACTCCTCAAATCGAACAGATGTCCATGGACCTCTTCCGCCTTGATGTTTATATATTGTCTTAAATTCTGATGGATACTCACAATTAAATAGAGTTTCCAATTCCCAAGTCATTTCATTTTCCCCATTAATATTCATGGGAATAAAAGTACCTGCACCATCAACAACAACGGCTGCAGCACGACTAAATCCAGACCTATAGAAGGCACATGCTGCGTGAAGTTTATGGTGAGTTGCACTCAAATCAATAACTTGTGGGTGTTGATGTGGATTTGCTTTCCTATCGATTAGTCCCAACTTTCTTGCCAATGCAACATAAATGGGATCTCCACTGAAATCACATTGACCAGCCTCACTCAGTGGTTGAGTATGTGCGATAACGAGATAATCAAGAGTATCTGTGAAGTCCAAAATTCTAGTCATACACGCATATGGACCTCCATCATACTTGTTCCTAGAAAGTCGTTCTTCTTCTATTGATAATACAATTTCACCATCTTTGAGAAGACAGAGCCCTGAGTTATGACCTCGGGCAATAGCCGCAATCCATTGTGACATTTAAATACCTCAATTAATATCAGTTTTCAGTAGATTCTTTACTTCGTTTTTGAAACCTACTTTTGGTTTTTTGGGTTTTTCTGCAATATTTGCAGGTGGCTGATTCCACTGAGGTTGTGGCATCAATGTACTACTTCCTGGCAACATTGCAGTACTTCCTGGTGCAACTGCAGGAGTTGATGAAGTTCCAGGTGGACAGGTAGGACAATCCGTACTTTGTGGAGGCGTATAAGTTCCTTTAAACGAAGTGGGTTTGCCTAAATGTTTTCTAGCAGAACGTAAAATAGATTTGACTTGTTCCGCAGACATTTCCATGGATTGATCATTATAACGATCAATAGTTTCATCCATAGTCAATCTAATTGGGGAATATTTCCTTCTGTCTAAACCAATATCAATTAGATCAAAGTTACTATCCTCTGGATAAGAAATATTAACTGGATAAGTAGATCCAATAACTACAGTTGCTTTTTTGTCAAGAGACTTACAAATATGTTGACCGATACTATCTACACCTATAAAATGATCAGCAACGTCTATGACAGAAGCCCATACCCTAATGTCATCAATCTGAGGTCTTGCAATTTTATATTTTGACTTGTCTTCATTTTCTTCTACAGGAAACTGAAGTTCAGCCATGACAATAACACCATAATCTTTTTTGAGATCATTAATAATATCTACAGTGTTTACTAGAGACATACTTCTTGAAGAAGCGTCTGCAATAAACTCGCCAACAGTCTGAACTCCTCTACCAAAAGGTTGGATTACTACTACCTTATCTTTACCAGTTACTGCTTTAACTTCTTGAATCATATTGTAACCAGCAATAACCTCCATCTTAGTGAGATTGAGAGTTGGTTTGGGAAGTTCTCTCGGTTCATCTAGACCGTTGATTTCCATATCAAAAGCTTGTGCCAAACTACATTTTTGATTGTAGTAATGCCACATTCTATATGGTTCTGGTGAAACACAGTCTCTATGCTTCAAATGTTCATGGAACAAATTTTTGTGCCACATGTCATAGACTTTGCCATCTAGAGTTGCATGACCTTTAAAAAAGTCTGTTCCTCCTTCAGCAACGATGATAAAATCATCATGGGTTTCTGCATATTTTTCAAATGCAGGAATGGAGCAAAGCACTCTACCGGCTCCTCCATTGACAAAAAATGCTTTGGATCTCATATAAAAAACTCCAAACAGTATGATAAAGAATGATCTATTCTGATGTATTTAGTCTACCAAAATTACATGAATAATACTTGCACAAGTCTTGGAAACTCAGTAAACATACCTCTTTTAAGAACTGCTCCATGCATGTGACCACATTCATATAATACCATCCTATTGTATTTCATTTCAGATTCATATTCCAATCTTGGTACGGCTGATGGATCTTCTGGCATCCAAGCATAAAAGTTAGTTCCCCCATCACATTCTTCATCTTTATTGAGATAAATTACTGCAGCCCACTTATAATTGGTTGAATCTTTATGGAATGTATAGGTATGTTTTTTCTCATTAAATCTATTTTCAATATCATCCCCATTAGTGATATTTACCATAAATTTAGTATCTCTCCAAAAAGTATCATCGTACTCTGGATTCCAAAAATCAAATTGACATGCTTTTTCAAAAACTGATTTTAAATTCTCATCAAATCCTTCTATATTTTCAACAACTCTTGATCCTATAAGATTTCCCGTATATTTCTTATCTGTCTTGCGAGTACCATTAAGAGCAATTTCTCGCACTTTATCAGGATCTTTATAGAAATCATCTACAGTAATTACATATCTCCATACATATCCTAGTTCATTTTTAGAATGATCATATATTTTTTTTACTGTCGTCTTACGAGATTCATTTAGTTCAAACATATTTCTTCTCATTAAAAAGGGAGCCTTAGCTCCCATATAATATAATATTATATATCTACCTTAAACTCAACCGTTAATAACACCACTCTCTGGAGGGGCCCAATCGGCAGTTGCATCTGCAGGTGCTTCTGGGTCAGATGGAGGTGCAGTATAAAATGGTTGGTCTGGGAACATGTAGTATGCTATATTTGGTGAAACACCAGCAGTTTCCAATTCAGTTGGCAGATCTCTCAACTTCTGACGATACGCTTTCCAAGAATTCTTCATGTCCTCGGGCATGTCATCTGCAATTTGACCATCAGTCTGATCAAGAATTGAATTTCTATGAGATCTAATCTCATCCCAGGTCAAATCAGTTGGTCTGCCAAGGAGTTTTTCCTGAACAGTAAATGCATGTATTGTTGGAACTCCATCAACAACTTTTACAGTTGATGCGTCATAAAGATCTTCGATAAACAAATGCTGATTATACTTAAATTGTCTGTACCCTTGAGCAGTCATATCGGGACAATCTGGATGAGCAACGTCATCATCAACGTCTCGTGTTTCTTCTTTTTCATCGATGACTGGTCCCCTCAGTTGACAAATTAGTGGATACGCTGTGCAATCCACTTCAAACATTTGAGTTACATCGGCTGGGATTGGTCTCCCATCAGCAAGGTCATCTTCGGTTAACGGACCGTACTTTTCTGTCCCATCGGCACCAATTTGGAGCCAAATTTTGTCAGGACCATCGTAAGTGACAGCTCTTGATTTGCCTTCGGAATATGAGTGATCTCTTAGAAAAGCGTTTGGAACAGGCATGTTCCAATCGTGAGAAATAATTTCTGTTGCCATGGTTAGATTTTTTCAGGTTAACATCCTTCCCAGTTATTTATAATAAAACATAAAAAAAGACCCCTTTCCGAGGTCTAAATGGACAATCGGGACATCCTGCCCCACAACATCCAGAATTACATATAACTAATTTTAACAAGACCACCGCCACCAGTTCCACCTTGTCCGCAACATCTTTCACAGTAAGATGTGATCGCACCCTGACCACCATGTCCATATGGAGCTCTCCAGCAACCACAACGGACCCAACAATGTCTAACCGTATTAGCCACTGCCATAGTACCCAAAAATGGAGCTCCTGTAGATCTAGTCTCATTGAAGAAACAATGACAGTACATACCATCACCACCGTATCCTTTTCTAGTACCACCACCATGGTTACCCATTCCAAAGTCTCCTCCATGAGCACCAGGTTCCATACAACACTTAGCCATAGTGGAACTACAAGTTGTGGACCAAGAGTTAGTTGCACAACCTCTAGTGCCACCCATTGCACAGAAGTTAGATAATCCAGTTCCATTCATATATGAAACACATCCATCACATCCAACACATTCTCTAGAACAACAACGATAAACACCACCAGCACATACTGTATATTGATTTGTTGGTGTTACGGAAAGAGTTTTTGCATTATAGTATCCACCCTGAGCTCCATGCCAGTTATAACATCTGTTACATGAACATGTTCCATGTCCATTTCCTCCAGCGCCCCAGAGTTCCACGTACATTTTTTGGACTCCAGTTGGAACAGTCCAAAGACAACAGCAACCAGATGACAATGTTCCAGGATCCCCATAGATCCACTTAACATTCCAGTTAGAGAATGCTCCACTCTCTAGCTGAGTGTTAGTAATAGACCCATTAACAATTTGGGAGTTACTAATCTGTTTATAAGAAGCGTAATTGGCCATTTGGAGTCCTATTTAATAGTTATTTATCAGAAGTAAGTGATTTTGACGAGTCCGCCGCCACCAGTACCGCCTTGTCCGCAGCAACTTGAACCACAATATGAAGAGTGTGCGCCCTGACCACCATGACCATAAGGAACAATCCAGCAACCACAACGGATCCAACACTCTCTATTTGACATATGAACATCAGTTCCAATGAATGGAGCAGAAGTTGGTGTTTGCATCTGAACCCAACAATGACACCAACCACGGTAAGTATCATGTCCACCAGTAGACCAAGTGTCTCGTAGGTTACCCATACCAAACTGACCACCATTAGATGTAGGAGCCACACAGCAGTGCCATTCTGCATTACATGCAGTTGACCAACTAGTGTTGGCGTGACCACAAGATCCACCGTATGCACAGAAGTTACTTAAATTATAACCATTAACGTATGAAGTACATCCGTTACATCCAGCACACTCTCTAGAAAGACATGGATACACACCACCTGCACATACAGAATATGTACATCCAGCGGCGGTATCTAACATCACACTGTTATACAGTCCACCGCCAGCACCTCTGTAGTGATGACATCTACTACATGAACATGCACCATTTCCATTACCACCAGCACCCCAAGCCTGGATCCAGAGTTTCTTAACTCCAGTAGGAACAACCCAAGCGCAGCAACATCCAGGTGAACATCGGCACGCAGTTCCATAGATCCACTTTACTCCAAATGTTGAAGTTGGGGATGAAGCAAATTTTGCAGATCCTAAGATTCCACTATCTAGTTGATCTCCACTAATTTTTTTATAACTTGTGTAGTCGGCCATTGATTCCCCTTGATTACATGTATGTGATACGTACTATTCCAGATCCACCAGTACCGCCTTGACCGCAGCATCTTTCACAATATGAAGTCATTGCGCCTTGGCCACCAGCACCATATGGTGCGATCCAGCAACCACAACGCATCCAACAGTGACTGGAGTACGTTTTATTACCAATTCCAATTAGTGCGGCTCCACCACTGCAAGTTTGTGTATTCGACAGACCACAATGACAGTTCCATTGACCACTGAATCCTGGCCAATGAGGGTTTACTGCAAAGTCCCCATCATATGTTCCTGGTTGCATACAGGTGTGATGGACAGATGCACAGAGGTTAGACCAATCAGTATTGGCTTCTCCTCTACCACCACCCACTGCACAGAAGTTACTTAGATTATATCCATTTACATATGAAGAACATCCGTAACATCCAGTACATTCTCTAGAACAGCATCTATAGACGCCAGCAGCACATACTGTATATTGACAACTTCCTGTTGTAGAAATTGTCTTGGTGTTGTAACTTCCACCGCCAGCACCTTTGTAGTGATGACATCTGTTGCAAGAACATGCACCATGTCCATTACCACCAGCACCCCATAGTTCCCAAGTAATTTTACCAACTCCAGTTGGAACAGTCCAAAGACAACAGCAACCAGAAGTCATTGATGATGGATCTCCGTAAACTGTTTTTACGTTCCAGCTCGGTCCAACACCACTAGCAAGTTTATCAACGGTGATGGACCCATCTGGAACCTGGGCCGCAGTTACTTTTTTATATGATCTGTAGTTGGCCATTTACGATCCTAGATTAGTTTTATTTAGATAAAAATTGATAAAGAAAATCATAACAAAGATAGTCACGTATCAGACGGAGAACAATCTCCAACCGTAGGTATCACCCGAGAAGGCGAGTTCAAATGAAGCCCCTTCAAGATTGACCGTCATGTCAGAATCATCACCCTGAATCTTCTTCCCATTACGTCCAACGACCAACGCATTAGAATCATAGGTGTTGGCAACATCATAGAATCTAATGGTATCTCCCAGTGCGGGGGATGCAGGTAGAGTCAGAGTTAGAGTACCACCAGTGGTGTTAACAAAGTAGACCTGACCCGCCGCAACCGCGCCAGAACTCGATACCGTTGAGTAGGTCTTAAGTCCAGGTTGTGTCCAAATAGATCCGTTATAGAATTCAATAGAACCAAGATCAGTGTTGAATCTCAAAGCACCAGTGTTGAACTCTTCATCGAGCCCACCAGGTCTTTCGGCAGTAGTACCAACTGGTGGAGTCATTGCCTTGACGCCCATCGCACCATGACGGAGGAATCCAGCAACTGCACCCTCAGTAGGACATGCAGTATTGGACTGACCAGACATGAATTCATCCGAGGAGAATTCGTTGATTGCCTCACCAATTTGACCACCGATTGCACCCAGTCTCAGTTCAGTCAAACCAGACAGGTTGAACGCAGAAGCGTCCAAGGTTGCACGACCAGTCAACTGATCAACGGAGAAGAATTGACCGACTCTGAAGTTACCACCTTGGTCAGTGGAAACAAAGAATACCTTACCAGGACCGAAGATATTAGTCTCATTACCCTGAATAATCTGAGTTTGATCAACATCGGGATAATTGGTTTCTGCCTTGTTACCAGTACCAACACTCAGGAAGTCATGTCCTGTTAGGCGACACTGTGAGAAGAGGGTTCTAACAGATAGTGTAGAACCTGCACCAGTTACCTCTCGGGTATCCCATGTACCACTTGACTTCTCTGGAGAAATTGTCAGCGTAGCACGATCTTGATATGTTACTGTTGCAATACCACTAGGTGTGTAATACGTGTATGTGGAAGCAGCAGAGATATTCGTGACTGTATTGATGATATAGAAGAGATTGTCATCACCATAAGAGGTTGTAGAGAATCCAAGTGCGTCACCAACTAAGAGTGTTGAAGAAATATTGTCAACCTCAAGGATTGTTCCTCTTTGTCCGCCGATAGAGGAAGTAACACCAGAAACTGTGATAGAACCAACACCAGCCTGACTGTCGCCGCCAGCACCGAACCAGATAATCTCACCATCTACGAATCCAGTGGTTCCAAGACCAACTGAACCATAACCAGGATGATACTTGAAGTAAATTCTGTCTGCAGCGGTTTGATCGTTAATGAACCATCCACGAGCACCAGAGGTTGCACCAAACATGGTAGCACCAATAGCCAGAGTACCAGCCTTAGTTGGACCGTTTACTTCCATCAGAGAACCAAAGACTCTTGATGTTCTTGGGCTTTCGTCTGTGGAGAATCCAGATGCAATAACACCGTAATCACCATAGGAGTTGTTACCACCAACGGAACGAATTCTAGATCCGCCACCAGAGTAGTATCCCCACTTACAGTAGTAGGTGAAGCAAGAAACAATCTCGGAGATTGCACTCTTGTCTAGGATATATCCAGCACCATCGGAAGATACCTGGGTGAAGGAGTCAAAGACAATTGATTTCGCACCCTCGGAATGGACACCACCATCAGCGAATACACCAACAGCACCACCACCGTGACGACCGAAATCACTTGCGTTATCGGAGAATACAGTACAATCCTTAACGTAAGGAGACTTATTATTGATTGGGGAATCTGGGTTAAAGGCACAAACAACACCAGCAGCAGTTGTTCCAAGACCAGTTCTAATGTTACTATTATCTAGTACGAAAGGTACGTTAGGATCATACATAAATCCTTCCATTCCCTTCATGGACATTGCCTGAAGGGTAGTAGCATCAGACAACTGGAACATCTGAGATCTGTTATTAGGAGTTACAGAATCGTCAGAGAAACCAGCAGCAGGTAGAACCTGAGTACCTCTTAGTGAGTTACCGATAATCGAGGTAAAAGGAGGAACCTTGATTGGCAGTTGCTCATAGAACTGTGAAGCAGACAGTTTCAGAATAGCAGGAGTTAGATCAGTTAGATGACCACCTCTCACATATGTGTGATTGATTGTGGAGATACCAACGTTAGCTCTAATTCTATTGGCATCAATAACCTGAAGAACCTCAAAGTAAGACTTAGAGACCTTATCGGGATAAACCGTTGTTGTAACACCAACGAACGCAGTACCACCAGAAACATAGAGATAATCAGTATTAGAAACACCGACGTTAACTACAATAGAGTTGTTATCGGGAACTGCCTGAACTGGGAACTGGAAAGTAGATGCCTGAGTATGAACTGCAGGGAACTTACCAGTAATTGTCTGAGAAGAACTTGCAGTACCAACATTAACCGTGATGGTAGTAGTTGTTGCAGCAGTAATCGACAGAGCAGTATTGTATGCAGGATCAGGAGAACCATCACCAGCAGTTGCTCTTGGATATGCGTGGTCGGTTAGGTAACCGTCCATGGAACACTTGAAGACGATGCCTTCGGTAAGAAGTTTGACCGATGTACCAATATCAAGTTGATGAACACCGACATCCATTACGATATCGCCAGTTACCTGGTTATATGTTGCACCACCAACTTGGAAGTTAACGATAGGAGAAGGTCCAACGTTAACTGTGAAAGTGTTTGCAGTAATTGCATTGATCGAGAGATTGACACCGTATGCGGGGTCAGTTGTTCTTGGATATGTCTTATTGGAACTACCACCGTCCATTTGACAAGTGAATGTCATTGAGTTGGCATCAAAGCTGATAGTGTCACTAATCGACAAACCGTGAGAACCAACAGTGATCTCCAACTCACCACTAGTTGCCGTATAAACAGCATTTGTTGGAGTTAACTGGGATCCAGAAAGACTTCCTGTTACAACGTTAACTGCACCCGAAGTAGCAGCCACAAAGTTATGAATATAGTCACCACCAGTGATGAGGGCATCTGACTCTGCACGGGAGAACTGGTGTTCAAAGTTTGCATTACCAGTGAATGAAATACCAAGATTTCTCAATCTAACAGTAGCACCAATTCCAATTTCTGGAGCAGCACCAAGACCAATAGCAGTAATAGTTGCAAGACCAACAGCCTTGTTGTATGTCATGCCCAAGATATTGAAGACATTACCACCAGACAGACATTCAAATTCAATCTCAGCCAACTGAACAAACGTACCAACGTTTGCCAGACCGTGACCAGGAGATGTGATAGTTGCAACACCAGTTGCAGCAGTATACTGGAAGTCAGTGATATTGTTATCAGGACGTGCAGCAGCACAAGCCGCCTTGATTGTCTTAAATGCAAGGTTAGGTGCAAGACCGTTGTTGGCATCTAGGCCATCTTCGGAGTCAACGTAATAGATTCTTGTCTGGTTACCAACAATTTCGTATCCAGGAACTCCATCACTTTGAACTGCAAGTGCATATCCAGTAGAACCAATACCGATTCTAGCAGGACCACCGTTATAAGTAAGAATATCACCCTTAGTATTAAGAGCAGCAGCTGAGTCACCAGCAGCCAATGTTTCCCAATATGTTCCTACACCAGCAATTGGATTAATATTTACGAAAGAAGCACCAACTGAGACATATGAGTTAGATCCATATCTAACGACATGACCTGGATGATATGCGAATGTTGTGGAGAAATTACCAACAAAGCTAATGCCTTTGACCAGAAGATCCCAGACGGCGGTTCCACTATACTGAGCATCTCCAACGGTTCCCAGTCCAGCTTGAACAGGAGAAACATTAGTAGTAATGCCAAGTTTGTGGCGATAAGAATTACCACCAAACAGAACCATGTCACCTCTATAATAGGTGCCTTCTGTATATGTTACTGCAGCGCCAGCAAGACCATCGGAAAGAACATTCCACTTGCTACCTGTTCCTAAACCGATATATTCTGGTGGGTTAAATCCAGCAGCAGAAGTAGTAATAGCAACATAGGAAGACCCGTTGTAATTAACAACGTCCCCTTGCTGATACTCTGTGGTGTTTTGCCATTCGCCTTCTGAATTAAATCCTGCGACATACTGAACAACCTTCGTCTCGTCGATAAATGTACCGACAGAAGTATGTGCAACTGTAACACGATATACTACGTTACCGAAGGTGACGAGATCGTTTACTCGGTAATACGTATCTGGTGACCAACTACCCCTATTCTCTAGACCCTCAATATGAAGATTCCAATTACCGAGATCGGTGTAGAAGTTAGCAGTGCTTCCAGTGGAAGTATGGTTTGCGACCGCTACATAAGTATTGCCACCAAACTTGGCGATATCGTCAATGAGGTAAGATTTGGAAGTATCCCAATTACCCGTCCAGTTGAATTTTACTCTTCCAAGTCTAAACTCAGCCATTGTTTCTCCTTTTAATTATTATTTTGGTCCGATAGAGTTGTAATCATAATCTGGTCCATTGAACCTGATGACGAAAAAACCATCATCATCTATGTAATAGTAGAGGTTCCTTCTATCAAAGCGGATCTGTTGATATTTATCATTCGGATCATCTAAAGATTTTTTATCCGTAGCAATGTCGTTACGAATGACTGACGTTTTACCAACACCAACATCGTAACAACCATAGTCAACACCATCACCGAATTCTGGAATTGAAGTTCCATTGGTTCGATAAAACTCGCCTAGTTCTGTAGATGCAGCACTAACTTTAGAGAAATGCAGCATATTATCTGCGTCTCGTCTTAATGCGTACACAAAGAATCCAGATGATTCTGATGGTAAAAATTCACCAGAAATTGAATTACTTAGGGTTAGTGCCATGTTTAACTGCCTCTATTGTTGAACACTTTCCAAAGACTTCCATTCCAAATGAATGTTACAGACGCTCCAGATACATCCATAATAAAAGGTGAACTTTCTCTTACGAGATGACCGTTCTCAAAAGACTTATCCGAGATAACGCTTACTGGATTGATACTCATAAAATTACCAAAATCTTCAATCCAAACCCAGTCACCAACTGCACGAGGAGTTGGTAAAGTAACATTCAATCCTGTAGGAGTATATGTGGAGTCAACCGTATATTTCTGGTTAGTACCAGTAGTAGTATCTCCAGCGACATAAATCCATCTTGATCTTGAAAGTTCAAAACCGCCAGGAGTTACACCGTCATGGACAACAGCAACATTTTTATCCGTATCAACAGTAATTTCAGCAAGGGCCCCAGTGAAGTTAAAGTGTTCAGCTGTGGTTCCCTTTCTAAATTGAACCTGTTTTGTCATGATTCAGAACTCATGAAAGGTATGCTTCTGATTTATTTATAAAGTTAAATGATAGTAACGTATACGCGAGCTGGTTCAAACGCAATTGTTTCCGTAAATGAGGCTCCGAAGAAGTTGGCAACACCGATACCGACGTATGTTGTTCTCGCAAATGATTCGTCTTTTGTACCAAATCCGAAGAGAGAACCAGAACCAACAACTTCTGGGAAAGTCCTCTTGACGGAAACGCCTCCAGTAAAGTATACAACTCCCGTGCCTGTGTAATGTGGAGTGTAATCGACTTCTGGGTGAACAAGAGGAGTATTGGAGAATGTAAATGTTCCTGATGTACCAGGATCTTTGTCGTCTCCATAATATCCAAATACCTGTATTGGTTTTGTAATACCAACACCAGAAATTGTAGTAATTCCAGATGTACCTGGATCTTTGTCGTCTCCGTAGTATCCATAAACTTGATTGAGTGCCGTTTCGGCATTTCCATCGATGGAGAAGAGAATCGTATCTTCGCCTGCACCACTGACAAATTTCTCTGTTGCAGAACCAGATATTGGAAGAGTTCCTTTTCCGACGATCTTGAGATCGACCTTGATGATAGAACTACCAACGAAAGTAAGATCTCCAAATCCAACCTCTGCGGGAGTATAGTCGATCTGTGGGGGAGTAAGTTCACCAACAATTGTGATAGTTCCAGATGTACCAGGATCTCTATCATCTCCATAGTAACCGTAGACCTGAATTTCTCTGGTATCGGCAATTCCTTCGATATCGAAGAGAGCGGTATTTGTGTCCGAAGGAATAACAATCGATTCTGCACCACTGGAGGAGAAATTGAACGTGCCTCCAGTTGAGATAGAAAGAGTAATTCCAGTAATAACTCTTTCTGTGTTGTAGATGGAAATCGTTCCACCCGTTTCGTTGTCCAGAGAGACACGTTCTTGCGAATATCCAGAAACTGCAAAGAGAACTGTACTTTCTGGAGTCTGGAAAGAACTTGGAGCATCTGTTGTTCCAGATGCAGTGAGTAATCCAGATCCAATATAATCGAAGGTTCTTCTTTCATATAGAGCAGAGAATTTGAAGAGTTCTCCCGTTCCAATTTCTCTGAATGTTGCAACGAGATCGGAATATTCTCCAGAGAAGTATGCAGTTCCAACACCAACATAATCGCTGGTGGATTTGATGATGATTCCTTGCTGAGCAGGAGTAATCGAAATGACTCCAGTCGTTCCAGCTCCAGGATCTCTGTCGTCCCCATAATATCCAAATACCTGAATTGGACGAGCAGGGGAGACACCCGTGAAGGTGACTTGTCCAGGACCACCAAAGATTGTTCCAGGAGAATAACTTTCCGAAAGACCAGTCTCTCTCCCAGAACTGATTCCCTGAGCCGCGGTATGAATACCGAGGATATAGATAGTACCATCAGTAAAGATTGGTGCATTGGTACGACCAATAGCCTTACCACTAAGAGTAAGAACACCCTCTCCTCTATAATCGGGAAGATATCTGGTAGTGACAATACCAGGACCAGTACCATCTTCGTTGAGACCACCACCACTCGCAAGTGCAAATGCGGTCTCGATACCAATATTTCTCTCAATACCATAATGTGGAGTGAAGTCGATGTCTGGATGATATAGTTCTCCAAACAGACGTTGAGTTGCCTTTGTTGTCGCGACAGCAAAGGAAAGTCCAGGTCGAACATCTGTTCCACTGAATACATGTAGATAAGTTCCTTCTGGAGGATCCATGGAGGATCTTTCCACTGCAGAACCAGAGAAGGAAAGAATGCCAGTTCCAATCTCGACAAATCTGACCCTCTCGACTCCAATACCAGAGAAATATGCAGTTCCAATTCCAACTTCAGCAAAGGTGACCGATTCGTCTTCGGCTGCACCAGAAATTGTGAAGAGAATTGTATCTTCTGGAGTCTGAGCAATAAACTTCTCTGGGGAAGTAGTACCAATAAAGTCGAATAGGACGGTATTGCCATCCGAGGTAATAAATCTCTCTTCCGCAGTACCAGAAGGAATAATAGTACCAGAACCATTCCATTGAGGAATAAATCTGGTGACCGTAAGAGTTGGAGGTTGCTCAATATCAACCTGACCATAAGGTACTCTGGTTAGAGAATCGGTAGTAGCATTGATGAATCCAAAATCATCGTAACCTTGGTTGATATCCTGATCAATGAATCCAGTGTAATTTGGATATAGGTATTGATCATATGCTGGACCACCTGGAATTGGAGATCCTTCGGTGAGAGTACCAAGATCTTCAGATACGACAGTAGTTCCAAAGTTGACAGGGAACGATGCTGTTTTGTCGAAACTTGGAAGAATACTTGTTCCGCCAGTGCTCTGGTCATAAGTTAGACCGTTGCTACTGAAGAGTACATCTTGGTCATAAGTATTCGTCTCATTATCATAGGTTTCAACTTCAGATGCAGCACCAGAGAAGTTGAGACCCATCCCATATGCAGCTGCATTGAGGATATTTCCATAATCTTCATCTTGAGGACCATAGTAGATTGAAGATTCGTTGTAACTCTTAACGAAGTCCTCATTAACAAGTCCACCACCAATTGTGGTGAGAACAAGATCCATATCAGGATCAATGATTCTGAGATATGTCTGGAACTCTTCTCTACCTGTACGAAGTGTGGCAACACCAACACCAGTAATATTGGGACTGAATACAATACCTGCAGTTCCGCCAACATATACATCACCCGTTGGATCGGGACTAACTGATCTTGATTCTGCAAGACCAGATAGGAAAGTAAAGTTTCCATCAGTTCCTTGAGGTTCAATGAACGGAGTAATAGACTCATTCCCAGAACCACTAAGAGTAAGTTCACCTTCGAGACCGAATACTGTACTTTGTGGAGCCTGACTGAACCAGTTGTAACCAAAGATGTTGATACCAGCCTTGTAGGTGGCAATACCAGTAATACCAGACGATTCGTATCCGAACGTTCTTTCCAGACTGGAATCTTCGGAAATCCTGAATGTTGCAATTCCAGTAAATCCAAGTGTCTGTTTGGTGAGCGAAGACTCCCCAACAGAGAATGTATCTGTACTTGGATAATGTTGACCACCAATCTGAATGTAATTGAATGGAGAAAGAATATCTCCAAATACAAGAGAAGTGGTTGCAACTTCTCGGATATATCCCCAATCTTCAAACTCGGTTGCCGAGTTTGTAATAAGACCCCAATCTTCATCTGGGAGGACAATATCTCCTTTTGCAGATCTAAAGTGTGGTGTAAATCTGGAATCTAATGGGTTGCCGGCATCTCCACTAATATCAAAGAGGTTTACATTGCCATCAGCAAATGTTCTTTCGAGATCCGTTGCTGCACCAGATACAACCAGAGTTGCTGTAGATGTAGGTGGAGTATCAGAAAGAAGTACAGATCCAAATCCAATTGGTCTGATGGTGATCTTACGTTCCCCAGCCTGCCAAATAATCTTATCGTTAGCAGAACCAACTTGATTGAAGAGTACTGTATTATCAACAGTTGCAGGAACAAATCTTTCGACACCAGATCCATTGAAGGAAATTTCTCCTTCGAGACCGAATATTGTGCTTTGTGGAGCCTGACTGAAGAAGTTCTCTCCAGTAGCATTGAATCCACCAGAACCTGCGTATCCAAATACCTGATCGACATCTTTGTCTGGATCGAGTTCTCCAAGTGCAAATAGAGATCCAGTACCAAAATATGCGAATGGAATAGATTCTGATGCACTGATACCAGTTGCCTGGTAATCGTGCATGAACAGTCCACCACCGAGTTTTCTCTCAATGATTCCGCGATCTTCAATCTGTTGAATACTTGCGGTAATATCACCGAAATTCTCATATTCAAGTTGATCATCATCACTAAAGGACCTATCCTTATTGGTAGTGATGATTCTGTCAAAGGTTAGATCATCAGCATCGGAGAACTTGCCACCCGATGTGTCGAATACGAATCCACAGTTTTCAGTATCGAACTTGGTGTCTGGATCCAGACGGTAGTCATAAATAACGCGATCTTGAGCCTTGCCCTTAACCTTTGCGACATTTTTAATGACCGCAATAAAGTCGTCTGGAAATATTGTGCCGTTATATCCACTGAGGGTAAGAGTACCTGTAGCGTCCCAGGGATATCTGTTAAACTTGTCTGTCGCTCCTTCATCAGAAAGTTGAGCGAGTATGCCAGATCCGACTGTAACAAATGTATTCGATTCTTCTGCTTGTCCGTATATGGACGGAGATGGTCCTGCGGCACCCAAGTCTGGGATGACAAGTCGTTCCAGACCTCCACCGATCTCAAAGAGGCTTCCAGACCCTCTCCAGGGGGTTACATACGATACTTCTGCAATATCTTCTATGCGGAATAGTCCAGAACCAGGAATAGCTGGAGAATTTAGTGGTAATGCGTTTCCACCAACATCAAACTTACCAAATGGCAAGACATCCGCTAGGTCTGTAATTAATCCAAAATACCAAGGATTGAAATTATCTGCACCGCGATCATCGTCAGCAGTGTCTGAAATGTTGCCATAGTCAGCCGTACTCGTTACGGAAGTGGTTACCAAACCCTCATCTTCCGAAACGAATATATCTACCTTATTGGTATCGTAGACATAAACGGCCATAGTTTAATTCTTATCATTTGATGAAAAAGGGGACTGCCTTGATAATAAAGCAATCCCCACCATGACAAATATTCTATTTTATATATGAATCAGTCAAGTGCAACGTTCAGGGTGATTTTAATTTGGTCACCGTTGTTCTGAATGTTGTATGGACCATTCGTGAATCTCTCAGCGTACATGATGCTGGAGTAGAGAGTAGCGGTATTGAGACCAAGTACACCGTTAGATGTTGCAGTCAGAGAAGGTGTAGTTACAAACTCATCAGCGTTTGGTGAATCAAAGACCGTGTAAACATTGGACTCAAGAGTCGTGTTACCTGAACCAGCAGCAACGTAAAGGATATCTCCTCGCTGAAGACCGTGATTGACAATAGCAATCTTACCGAAACTAAAGGTAACCGATGGATCAGTTGCAACCTGAATGTTATCAATCAGTGGTTTGTCTAGATAGACAACTTGCAAGGCTCGGTCAAGACCAATAATTCTCGTACCAGTTTGGACACCTGCGTTACCAGCAACATACTGTCCAAGAGTTAGATCGTTGATGGAGACCTGTGGGTCAACAACAAAGAATCTATTACCAACAACTCCAATACATGGATCAGTGTTGTTACCCTTGGTGACGGTTGTTCCGATACCCACACTAGCTGCGTGGTTAACACCCTGTACGGATACAGGCATGTTGTTTGCTCTGGTTACATAATAACCGTAGATATTACCAGCAGGTCCAGTAAAGGTGAAAGTCTGTTCGGGATAGGTTGCGGTTGTACCACTACCAACGTTCTTAATAACCCAGCGAGATCCGTTTAGAAGAACACCGTACTGTGCGGTGTAGTCTTGATCGATTCTATTATCGACGCAGACGGGGTAACCAGTATTTGCAGTAGTTCCGTAACCATTAACGTTTCCGTCAATATATGGTTCAAAATATGCAGTCTGGGAAGGAACATCACCCTCAGCAGGGGTGGTGTTACTCGTAAATAATTTAAGAACGAGATTTCTTGGTGAAGTATCCTCCAAGTCTGCAACAAAGTTATTCTGAGCAATCAGATAACGGAGAGACTCAATTTCACCAATATTGGGAACTAGTAATGCCATCGAAAACAACTCCTCGTAAGGGTTAGACTTTAAGAACTATACTTATTTATAATTTTAATTTTAAAGAGATCAGCAACCTTCGCATGTTTGTTGAGCTGACTACCGAAAAATCTAATATATCACCAGCAACGATCGTCCTATCCCAATTATTTAGTACATCATCAATGTACTTGTTTTGAGATTGTAGTTGGACTCGTTGATTGTCAGTGATTGTCGTAAATGTGGGAAAATCTTGGAAGTTAGATTTAGATACTTCTACAACAATATCTCCTGTTTGATCACTCAATATTTTGATTGATTCGATCGTTCCAGAAACATCTACAGTTACTTTGCCTTTGCTTCCTGGGGAGATATCCTGAGATCCACTGTCAATAACAAAATTAACAGATCTTGTTAGATCAGCAGTAGTTGCAAGAGCAATGATGAACACATCATCACCAACAACTGGTGCAACTGAGAAAATAAGTTGATCACCAGCAATGGTGAAATCTTCTCCTGGTTCCATAACCAAATTGTTTTTACAAACAATCAGTTGTTGGTCATTTAATGGATTATATGTATCGCCACTACTACTTAATGCGAAAGTAACGCCAATACCATTGAACTGACCATTAATGTCATCAATGATTAAATTGGTGTTCTGAGTTGACTTCGATGGAATTTCGTAGTCAACTCCAACTGAATATGATCCAGGACTATTTAAATTTACTAAGTAATCAGTCATGATACTCCAGGCAACACTAAAACATTTCCTGCGATAGGTCGAGTCTTATAATTGTTTGGGGAAATAAGTACCAGATCATACACGTATCTTCCTCCCTCCAAAGTTCCAGTGGAAGTTACCGCAAGGGCTACTTTTACGACTCCATTGATTCTATTTGGGAAAGAAATAACAAAATTCGTGTATTTTGTCGCATCTGGGTGTTTTCTAATCTTTGCTAGAGCAGAGTACCCAGTCAAGTTTAATGGCGAATTATTCGCATTCTTAATAGTAAAGGTTGCTTCAAAATCAACGTTTTGCTCAATAACTAAATTGACATTTCTAGCTGCCATTACACAAAAAGGAAGATTTTAGTTATTTATCCAATTTTTCCAGAAGGAGTTTCATCATGACCTTAAGTTCACTAACATCATTCTTTAATTCATCAATTTCCAATGATTTCTGAACCGCAATTTTCTTTTGTTTAATATACGATTCATATGCACCATCATTGCAATTTATCACTGCTCCAGTGTCCATATCTCTATAGAGAGAATGACTACTTTCAACTTTTCTTTTATCCATTAAATCGTAGCAATAACTCGTAGATCTTTCAATCTTGGAACATAAGCAAAGTTGGTTCCAGACATACAAATTTTAATTTGGAATGCACTAAACTGTGGGATATTTGCGATATTAAATTCATATGGATTAAAATCTTCATATCCATCAGATGGGGGAACGAACTTGTCGGGTAACCCATCACTTTTGGTAGGATCGATAATCCCACCAGCAAGATCTAGATTATTATATCCAGGGAACAACTGGAATAGTTGATCTCCTTGTGGTGCGTCAACACGGAATGATCTATAGAGAACTCTAATATCATTTGTTTGATGTCTATATGCATCAAACATGACTTTCAGTCCATCCGCAGCCTTATCCAAGTTAATAACTTCAGTCAAGTAAATTGCAGCATTTGGATCATTATCAATAGAATTTACTCGTCTGTCAGTAGCATAATTAGTGACTTTACTATTAAGTCTATTCATAACTAAAATAGCACTTACTCTATCCAAATCAATTTGTGGAGCAACGGACTCGTCTTCCGTGTTAAGAGTAATTTCTATTGCAAACGATTTTCTTCCAGGATAATTCTCCAATCTAGTCAATTCATTTACCTTAGATGCGACAATTCTAGGTGTAGTAAATTCATTGTCACCTTCCAAGGAAATAGTTTCAAATCCTTGATCGATATATGCTCCCATGTTTCCATCTGGACTATCTCCACTAAATGTCCTACAAGATGCAGAAACACTGGTTCCATCTGGTTGCATGATAGTGAAGTTTGGTCGCATTATATTAAATGCAATGTTCTGGGTAGCTCTTGGAACATTACCAGAACCAGTATTAGTACCTTGAGCAAGGTAAGATCCAGCAGATTTAGTTTGATTCCAAAATAGTTCTGGCAATCCAGTAGCATTTCCAGGACTTCTATCAACACCCCTACTTGAGATACCAACTTTCAACCAATAAGAATCAACGTCAATGGGATACTTAGTTAAGTTTACCTGACCAAGACTATGTAAAGTATTGATTCTCCTTAATGAAATACCATTAAGTTCATACTTGAAGAGTAGATCATCTACAGAATAATTTCCAGCAGTAGTATCATCGATAGCTCTAGTAACACCAGTAACTGCACTTGTGGTTGTAGTAACACCCGTATATTTGATAATCTCATCACCCAATTTCAAATATCCAGGATTATTTGAGTCAACAGAAACATTCTCAAAACTAGTATAAACTCCTACATTAGTTACTGAGAGATTATCAGTTGAAGCAGAATCGTACTTGGCAGTGAGTTTCTCTGGTTTCACATCAGTTTCAATATTTGAAAGTGTAACCATATCCAATGGACTATACATTCCGTGACTACTGTGATTAACCCTGAATGACAACCCGTCACTTACATTTTCAACATACTGGATAGAAGTTGCAGAAAGAGTTGATGTAGACCCAGCACCTGTTGTAAAAACAACCGCAGAGGATGCATCAACACTTGGAACACCTTGAACTCTGTCAACAATTAGTGTATTGAAGGCACTAATAATGCCCACTTCATTTTGAATCGAAAGTCTCAAATTAGCACCAAATCCACCAGTATTAGATGGATTTACTGATAATACATCACCAACAGCATATCCAGTACCACCAGCAGAAACAGTAGCGGAAGTTACTGCATTAGATGCAATAACAAGGGTTGCTTTTGCGCCAGATCCACTTCCAGTTAGACTGATTAGAGGAACATCAGTATATGTCGGAGTTCCATTTGCAAATCCACCACCCGCAGATGTTAGATCTAGAACACTTCCAATACCAACAGCACCAAGAACCGTGACAAGGTTTGCAGAGAAGTTTGCATTGTTTTCTTGACCAATAGTTGTACCAGAAAGAAGACCATTAACTTCATTAGAAGTCAAACTCTTACCAAGACCAATAATAGTATTTTTACCCAACATACTAAGCGGGTTATTACTCAATGTGACAATCTGTTTGTTGCCAATGTCTAGATCAGGATTATAGAATTTAACTGTACCACTAGTGGAATTGAATTTAGCCTGGTAAAGATTGAATTTAAGATCTTCAAACTGACTTGGATCCCATGTAGCACCATTTTGTGACTTAAACAGTGATCCAAGAAGTGGTTGTTGAGAAACAATAATCTTTTCAGAATCTGCACTGTTAATTGTGGATACATCTTCTTCACCCATCCTTGAGATGAATACCGTATATTCATTGGATGCAGAAAGAAGAACCAAAGCAAATTGACTTCCACCTTGGCAATATACAGGAGAATCGAAAGTAAATGTTGTTGGTTTGCTACCATCATCAGAAGTAACAACCTCAGATGGGTCTAGAACAACTTCAGCAAAAGGTAAGATTGATTGTGTAGGTAAACCTAGTTCAAGATCTCTGACCTGTAGTGTTACGGGTAGTGCAGAAGCGTCCTTTGATCTAAAGTAAATCTCACACTTAGTGAGAAAAACTCCGTTTTCATCTGGAACTTCAAACGACTGTGCAAGTGGGTCAACCCATCTTGTTTGTTTTTTCTTTCTATTTTTGAATTTAACTGTTGATTTTAATCTAGTTGTGCTTTTGCTTACAGCTTTAGATTCTGATGTGGGAACCCTTTCAACATTAGCATTACGAATTCGTAGAGTAGTTTCCTGTGTATTATTAATTGTTCCAGTAGACATGAATGTTGTCTCTGCAGAACTATCAGTAAATCCAGAAATAGTCTGGTTACTTGAACTAGATGTTAGTGTAAAGGTCTTTCTACCAGTAGCGAACGGAGTGTTTGATGGTAGAGTTGGATCAGGTATAAACAAGGATCCAATAACAACACCAGCTTTGTCAGTGACAAGTCTAATATCTTTAACTTTTGCAATAGCACCACTAGACTGACCAATTAATTTCATACCTTTACCTAGACATCCAAAGAATCCAGATACAGATTGAATTTCAAGAGCCGCAGTATCTACATTAAGTAATCCTGTAGTTGAAGAATATGATCCAGAAATACTATTTGCTACGTTGTATGGGTTGTTTTCATAAGTCTGACTTGGAGAATTATAAGCACCATACTTATGATTTTGTTGAGCCAATCTAAACCTAATACTCTTATTTGTAGAGTTAGTCCCATTACCAACGACAGTTTCCCCAACGGCAAAAGTCCCACTTTCCATTTCAATTTCAATGAGTTTTGGAACAATAAAGGCATTCATATCGATATTATCGAAGAATGCATAAAGTCTAGTGTTGGGTTTCAGTCTTTTACAAACAAACTCAATATTTCGAGATCTCATCACAGCAGCAACATCGCTGGATACCACTCTATCCCCCAAACTCTTGGAGTCGAATGTCTCGTCTACTTTATACTGTATACCGGCTCTAGATTTAGTTCCAGTCTTGGTAGTAGTTACTTCCCGAATCTTGGTAATCTTCTGTTTCCATTTCTTAATCGTGGTTACTTTAATACCTTTTCCAGGTCTAAAACGTCCTCTTCTTTTTTTCTTCGTCATAGAGCCTTTGACTCTCTTTTTCTCCTTCAGGATAACAGGACCTTTCGTCCTAGTTTTTCCTGTCCAAGTAGTTTCCCAAGAACCCCACTGAACGGGAGATAGTCCAGTATTACTATCTGTCCCACCAACCATTCCTTGGATGGCATTGTAACTACCTTCCATATCTACGGTCATACTAGGAATTTTCCTAGTATCAATCCAAGTATCTGTTGCTGGATTCAATTCCAAAACTCCAATCCAGTTCACAACATGGAATGGGTTTACATTTTCAATTCTAGTAGCAAACTTATTCTTAAGCCACTCAGAGTCGGTATAACTAAGAGTTACAATATCACCTTTCTTGACAACATTTGCATCTCCAAGATCACTTACGAATCTATAGTCTGCATCTGGAGTTGCCGTTCCACTAGATGCAGCAATAACAGCTTCAGATCCCAATAAAAGATCTATCGATGTCGTATAGTGTTCTGGTCTTGCTTCTCCTTCTGCAGTATCAATACTGCATCTATATTGAGAATCCTCGATGGCTCCACCACCTATTTTGGATCTAAAGTTATCAACAAAAAATCCAGATTTAAACTTATCAAGATTTGTAGTTGGATCTTTAATAGACAAACTAGAAGTTTCCGTCTCTAGGAGAGAAAGACTCGTATAGTACTCTACATTAGTAAGTCTGGTCTCAATATTGGCAATATCTACCATTTGATATCGCTTATGAGTAGCAATTTGAACTGTAATATCATTAAGGTTATAGAGATATGGAGGCATCTCAATAGTAGCAATCTCTAGCGCATTATCCACCTTATTTGGTACTTGTGGATTATATGAAGGAACTCCTTCTGCTCTATTAAAAACTCCATCTTTTGTTAAGAAAATTTTATCAATTCTACCCAAATAATAATCATAACTCAAGTTGAGATTCTTATTACTGGAAAATACATGAGTTGTGGATGATGTGAGTGGATTAAATTCCCTAGACTTATATTCAAAAGGAGATACTGTAGATGCAACAGAAACAGCTCTAGGTCTCAAATCAATTATGTCTGAGACTGGAATACTCCCAATATATGGAAGAGTATTACCATAAAGAGTGGCATCATAAGAATCTACCGAAACAAGATCTCCAGGATCGGAATTTTCAATAACAAAACTATCATAGACGATTGTCAATCTTTTAGTTGGAGCATTTGCAGAATTTAATCTAACAATAGAAGAAAAATCTAGATAATCTTCATTTTGCCCAGGATCAAATTCAAAGTTATCCTTAATATCTCGGTCTCCAGAAACAAAAGATTGCACATTAGCAGTAATATTGGAGTCTTGGAAAATTACAGTTTCTCCACTTTGAAATATATTTTCATTTTCATAGATGAATGATGTTTCATTTGTTCCATTACTTTCTACAAAAATTGCAGATGCCCCAGAGGTTTCACCAACTATAGATTCGCCCTTAAGTGCATTAGTAACACTTGCATTCAAATCTGTTAAGATGATTTTTGGAAGTTGTGGATTACTATTTGAAGATGATTCAAAAATAGCAACAACGTTCGCTACATCACAAATTCCTAGGGAAATTTTCTTATCTTGAACTCTAGTTCCATAAATATTGGAGAAAGTTAATCCATCATTTGCACTAGAATTTCCTACTCCAGAAGTATTTGTTGATGAATTAATAATCTGAATAGTATTAGCTCTACTGAATACTTTGTTCTTAGCTTTAGGATTCTTTTTCTTCCATGTTACAGTAAGAGTAGCAGAACCACTTTCACTCAATTGCGAGAGAGTAACAGTCCTACCAGAAACTGTCAATTTCTGATCAGAAAGAGATTCGGTTGTACCACTAGAATCAAATG